AGACGCCCCAGACGGCGGCCATATCGGCGAGCGTGGCGGCTACCTGCGGGTCACAAAGAAATTCATTGCTGGACTTCGATCGGCTGCGGAGGCTGGCCAAGATGTAGACTTCCCCTAGCCCGCGCTCACATCACGCACGGGAATTTTTGGTCTGGGCTGTGGAGGGTGATAGGGGTATGCAGCGGCGCCTAGAAATTGCTGCACGTAACGCCCGGTTCTTCTGGGGACCAACGCCCTGCGGAGCGGTGTGGCCGGCTTGCCGGCGAGCTAACACGCCCCGCCCCAGACCAGCCTATGCTAGCAAGTCGCTAGCGCGACGCTAGCATCCTGCTAGCACGATGCACCTACGCTCGGCCGGCGCTAGCAAGATGATATCAGCCCGATATCAAGATGACATCACGCTGCTAGCAACATGCTAGCGCGAGCCAGGTCTGAGGCAAAAACCCCAATGAAAACAAATCACCAAAAGCTCCCAGCCAAAAATGGTCACCATCCACCCAGGAAGAAGATGGGTAGACCATCCAAGTACACAGACGAGCTTGCGACCACGATCTGCAATCGCATCGCACAAGGCGAGAGCCTAGTCGACATCTGCAAGACCCCAGGCATACCTCACTACATCACCGTCATCCGGTGGCTGAGCGAGGAGGACAAGCGCACATTCGCTAGCGACTACGCGCGCGCGCGCGACCTCCAGGCCGACGTGATGGACGCCCGGATCCTGCAGGTCGCCAACGAGAGCACGCCCGAGAGCGCGCCGGCCGATCGTGTGAAGCTCATTGCGCTGCAATGGCGCGCCTCCAGGCTCGCGCCCAAGCGCTATGGCGACCGGGTGACGAACGAGCATGTTGGGCCTGACGGCGGGCCGCTCCAGGTCGAGCGCATCGAGCGCACGATCGTGGATCCGGCTGTCACTGCGATCGATGTCACGGCGAAGAGTGAGGATTGACAGTCTTTCAATGCTTCTGTATCAGAGTTGACCAACGTCGCTACTGATACAGGAGTTCTGCAATGCCAGGGATTGTTTCCTACCTGCGTGTTTCGACTGGCCGGCAAGGCAAGTCAGGCCTCGGCCTGGACGCGCAGCGCGCCGCCATCCTGGTGTTCGCCCAGGCCAACGGTCTCGAGGTCGTGGGTGAGTTTGTCGAGGTCGAGAGTGGCAAGGGCGCGGACGCTCTGGAGCAGCGCCCACGGCTCGCTGCGGCGCTTGCAGAGGCCAAGCGCCGCAAGTGTGAGATCGCGGTTGCCAAGCTCGACCGGCTGTCGCGCGACGTTGCCTTCATCGCCAGCCTGATGGCCAAGCGTGTGCCGTTCGTGGTCACCGAGCTTGGCCGCGACGTCGACCCGTTCATGCTGCACATCTACGCTGCGCTGGCCGAGAAAGAGCGGCGCAACATCTCGGCGCGCACCAAGGCTGCCCTGGCGCAGGCCAAGGCGCGTGGCGTGCAGCTTGGCAACCGGGCCCAGGCTGCAGCCAATCGCTCGGAGGCGCAGGAGCGCGCCGAGGCGCTGCGCCCTGTGTTCACCGAGCTGCAGCACCTGTCGCTGCGCAGGCTCGCTGAGGAGCTGAATGCACGGGGCATCCAGGGGCCTCGTGGAGGCCAGTGGCGCGCCATGCAGGTGCGTGCGGTCAAGCATCGCCTCAAGTACACCGACGCCATGCGGATCACGGCCGAGTGGCGGCAGCAGCACGGGCAGGGGTAGGGCCCGGGGGGGCCTTTGACCGGGTGGGGGTTTTTTCTGTTCCACCTCCACCGGGCAGCAGCGGGGCCCCCCACCACCTGGAAAAACTTTTGCCTGATGGGGGCCCCCCTTTTTGGGTGGTGGGGCCCCCGGGTGGGTTTTACCGCGCATGAGTTGAGTGCACATGCGGGTGGTGGGTTAAAACCCCGGGAAACGACCAATTGACGGTAGCATTGGCCACATTTGCCGAGCCCTACTGACGCTCACGCTTGGGGCTATGGCAAGGGGGCCGGCTTTGCCTCCCGCCGCGATGAGCGAGCCGGCCCCACCCATGGTTTCCGATGGCAGGACAGACGTTGCGGATCCCAACGGCTCGGGTATTTCAGCCGCTGCTGGGTGCTGCGCGTTACAAGGGGGCGTATGGCGGGCGGGGGAGTGGCAAGTCGCATTTTTTTGGTGAGCTGTTGGTGGAGCAATGTCTTGCGCAGCGTGGGACGCGGGCGGTTTGCATACGCGAGGTACAGCGGACGCTGGCGCAGAGCAGTAAGGCGCTGATTGAGGCGAAGATTGAGAAGCTTGAGGTGTCTGGATCGTTCCGGGTGATGAGCGATCGGATTGAGGGGCCGGGGGATGGACTCATTATATTTAATGGGATGCAGGATCACACGGCGGAGAGTTTGAAGAGCCTGGAGGGATTTTCGGTAGCGTGGGTGGAGGAGGCGCAGAGTTTGAGTGAGCGGAGTTTGTCGCTGTTGCGACCGACGATCCGCATGGGTGGGAGCGAGATCTGGTTTTCGTGGAACCCGACGCGCCGGCAGGATGCGGTTGACAAGTTTTTGCGCGGGTGGGTGGACGAGAACGGGAAGCGGACGCCGCCGCCTGAGAATGCGATCGTGGTGAAGGCGAACTGGCGGGACAATCCGTGGTTTCCTCCGGTGTTGGAGGACGAGCGGCAGCTGGAGAAGAAGTTATATCCCGAGCGCTATGATCACACTTGGGAGGGCGGATATGCGCGGGCGTTTGAGGGCGCATATTTTGCGGTGTTGCTGGAGGAGGCGCGCCGGCAGGGTCGCATTGGGAAGATAGCGGCGGATCCATTGTTGCCGAGGCGGGCGTTCTTCGACCTCGGCGGTGCGGGTGCGCATGCTGATGCGATGGCGATCTGGATTATTCAGTGGGTGGGGCAGCAGATTTTGGTGCTCGATTACATTGAGGGCGTGGGCCAGGTCTTGGCTTATTACGTCAACGAGTTGCGGGCGAAGGGCTATGAGAAGGCGGTGTGTCATCTGCCGCATGACGGGCTTGTTGCCAATTCGGTGACTGGCAAGCGCTACTGGGATCATCTGCGGGATGCGGGATTTCGGGTGGAGACGCCGGTACCGAATCAGGGTCGTGGTGCGGCGATGCAGCGGATTGAGGCGGTGCGGCGGATCATGTCGAAGTGCTGGTTCAACGAGGCGACGACTGAGGTGGGTCGCGAGGCGCTGGGGTTTTATCACGAGAAGCGCGACACCGATCGCAATGTGGGCTTGGGGCCCGAGCATGACTGGTCATCGCATGCGTGCGATGCGTTTGGTCTGATGGCGATTTGCTATGAGGAGCCGGGGCGTGGCTGAGCGTTCGGGCGCAAGCTCAAGTACCCGGCGCTGGGTTATGCCTAGTAAGCTCGGGCGGGTAGGTGTAGCCCTCACCGTGCTTCCATTCGCAATTCGTGAAATCGCCGCCATCGGTCATGATGATGCGCGCATAGTGGCCGGCGCGTGCCAGCGGGCTTTCGCACAGTCGCTTGAAATAGCGCACCGCTGCCTCGGCAGTGATCCACCGCTCAACGTATCTGTAGCGGCCATCGGGGTAGAACACCGCGATGCTGTATTGCTCGCCGCCGTCGTCATCATCCAGGGTCATGCCTTGCCCTTCATCCATGGTGAAACACGGTCACCATTGAAATAGACCCGATACGGCTTCGCATCTTCTTCCTCAATGACGTAGGCAAGGAATTGCGGCTCACCGAGCTTGGCCAGAGCGTGCAGTCGGTGATGCCCGTCGATGAGCCAGATTTTTCCGTGCTCCATGATGAAGATCGGCGGCGGCGATTTTCCCAGGCGCGCCGGATCGGCCACCATCGCAGCGACCTTGTCGTGATCGACCTCGATGTTCTCATTATGTGAGAGCGTGTGGGCAACCTCGAATGTGTAGGCCTTGTGCTTGCCGGCGATGCAGTCGCGCCTCGCGCGGGTGACATTCCAACTGCCGACGTCGCTGTCGAACGTATCGTCACCGACATCAAGGTTGGAAATGACCAAGACGGTCATGCCTTGCTCTCGACGTGTTGTCCGATCGCTGCGCGCGCCTTGGCGACCGCCGTGGCATGCCCTGCCTCGGCGTCATCCCACGATGCATAGCGCCACGTCTCCTGATCGAGCGGCCCGCCGAAGATCATGGTTTCGAACACGATCGGTGGACCATTGCCGACGTAGCGGTGATCGATGCCGAGGAAGATCGTGCTGACTTGGACCGCGCTGGTGATCTGCGTGTAGGCCACCAGCCGGTTCTCGATGCTCTCAAACCACTGCGCCCATGCATACACGTCCTCGGCCTCGACAACGTGATTGTCGGCGTCGAGCACGTAGAGCCCGAGGTCGTTCATTGCGGCACCGGGCCCGGCAGCAGATTGGCGTCGCGTATGCGCTCCACCAATGGCCGTCCGTCGCTGGTGAGCATATACGGCATGAACACGGCGTCGAACGAGAGAATGCCACACTCGACCGCCGTCACCTGACCTTTGATCCAGTCGCGCAGGATGGAATTGACGGCGACCTGACCCTGGCGCAGCGCACGCTGTTCCCATTCGCGGTTGTCGACACGATAGCGCCGACTACTCCATGGGTGCTCTTTCAGGTACATGGCGGCCCAGCCTTTGGCCGAGGCGCGCAGCTGCACTGCACGACCACGGTGCTTGAACGCGAGTATGACCTCGTGCGTCTCGTAGTCGTCCATGAAGCCGATCGACTCGCAGCCGAAGCGGCGCAGCACCTTGGTGATTTCGTCGCGCGCCTTCACGCCAGTGCTGGCGCTTTCATACGGGACTGTCATAGGTCGCACCACAGCGTGGGCACGTCGGCCCTTTGTATTTGTAACGCTCGGGATATCGCTTCGACAGCAGCAGCTCCCAGCGCAGCCCGCAGCACCACCATGTGCGCAGGATCCAGAAGTGCCAGCGCTCATCTGTGCGGGTCATCGCTTGGGCCGCCAGCGGCTCTGCCCAAGGTCGTCCAGCGCACCGGGTGCGGAAATGGACGGGGCCGAGAGATCGCTGCAGTGGTTGCACACGATGTCGATCCGCCCGCGATACTGCGCCAGCGCACGTTGACCAGAGGGATAGATGCCCACCGTCTCGCCGCAGCTGGAGCACACGCCAGTGATCTGCTCGGGATGCACCCGGAGCATTTCCTCCAGGCGCATGCACAGCAGCGTGTACCGGCGGCGCGCGAACAGTCGTTGCCACCATGTCATCGCGCGCTCGTCAGTGCGGGTCATGCTGCCCGCTCGCGCAGCAGGCGCTCGACCTCGGCGCGGAGACGTTCGACCTCGGCACGCAGGTCGAGCAATTCCTGGCGCTCGCGGCGACGGCGTTCCATTCGCGTCTCGAGGTCGTGCTCTTTGATTTCGGTCATGCTCACTCCTAGCTCGCTCGTGCTGAGCTACGCATCGTGATCCATGCCTCGCGCGCCTTCTTGCAGATCGGGTCGCGCGCGATGCTGCGCCTCTCCGTTCCGGTCAGGCGGCGGAACATGCCGTCGCCATCCAGGATCGAAAACATCCCACAGCGAATGCACAGCGTGACATCACCGACCTGGGGCAGATGCGGCACTCGCTGCGCGCCCTTTTCCACGAGCGCCGACGCCCGATCGTGCTCGGCGTAGCAGTACGGGCAGAGGTGGGTGAAGTCACGCGACATGTCGCTTTATCCGACACGCTGGGAATTGCTGGTGGTGTTTCTCGCGGTGCTCATGCTTGCGCTCATCATCATGACGTTTGCGCAATAGGGCGGCGTGGAGCACGCCGATGGCGGAACATCGGATCGGACCCTGTGCCTAATGGGTCCGGGCTCCACGCCTTACGGTAGTGTACCCGATAGACACACAGGGTCAAGGCGGCAATGGCAAAAATGGATCTGCACACGCTCCGGGCCGTGCTGGCGGCGCAGAAGGCGGATGCCCTGGCCGGGCAGACCGCGGCGCAGCTGTCGCAGCAGCGTGGCGATGCCATGAATTATTACTACGGCGACGTGTCTGCCGACATGCCGACTGTCGAGGGCCGCTCGGCCGTGGTTTCCACCGACGTCGCCGACACGATCGAGGGGCTGATGCCGGCGCTGATGGAGATCTTTGCCGGTTCTGATGAGGTGGTGAAGTTCACGCCGGTCGGCAAAGAGGACGTGAAGGCGGCCGACCAGGAGACCGACTACGTCAATCATGTTTTTTACCAGAAAAACCCCGGCTTCATCGTGCTCTACAGCATGATCAAGGACGCGCTGCTGTCGAAGGTCGGGATCGTCAAGGTGTACAGCGAAGAGAAGGAAGAGGAAGAGCGCGAGACCTACTACGATCTGAGCGACGACGCCTTTGCCGTGCTCGCGGCCGACCCGGAGATCGAGATCATCGAGCACACGGTGAAGGACGCGCCGGGCGAGCCGGTCAAGGGCGCCAAGGCCCCGTCGAGCGCTCCCTATGGCTGACATTCGGTCGCTGTTCGCGCCGCCGCCGGCCGTGCCGCCGCCGGCAGCTGCGCCGGGCATGCCGGCAATGCCGGGCATGGCGCCGCCGCTGCCCATGCCGCTGCCGCCGCCGCCGAAATTTCACGACGTCAAGGTCGTCTGTAAGCGCAAGTATGTGTGCAGCAAGGTCGAGCCGGTGCCGCCCGAGGAGTTCGGCATTGCGCGGCGCGCGCGCTCAATCCGCGACGCCGACTATTGCTTCCACGAGGTGATCAGCACCGAGCATGATCTGATCGCGCAGGGTTTTGATGAGGATCAGGTCAAGAGCTTGCCGAGCTATGCGCAGCTCTCGTCCTCCGAGCAGAACAAGCGCGACACGGTCGGCGAGAGCACCGATCGGCAAGGCGACCAGACGCTCAATCGGGCCATGCGGCCGATCCTGGTCACCGAGCACTACATCCGCATGGATTACGACGGCAAGGGCAAGGTCTGTCTCTATCGCGTGACGACCGGCGGCGAACAGGGAGAAATTCTGGAACGCGACGGCGAGCCCGAGGTGGTCGAGGAGGATCTCGTCCGCTTCGCTGCGATTACGCCGATCATTGTCACGCACCGGTTTTTTGGTCGTTCCATCGCAGACCTGGTGATGGACATCCAAAGGATCAAGACAGCATTGCTGCGCGCATTGCTCGACAACGCCTATCTCGCCAACAATCCGCGCGCCGTGGTGTCCGAGGATGATTCCAGCGACAACACGCTGGACGATCTCCTGGTGTCGCGGCCGGGCAATATCGCGCGGGTGAAGCGCAACGCGCCGACAGCCATCGCGTGGCAATCGATCCCGACCATCGGCAACCATATTTTTCCGATGCTCGAATATTACGACGGGCAGAAGGAGCAGCGCACGGGCGTCACCCGGCAAGGGCAGGGCATTGACGCCGACGCGCTGCAGAACCAGTCGGCCACGGCGGTGCAGCAGCTGTACAGCGCCGCGCAACAGCGCATGAAGCTCATCGCGCGGATTTTCGCCGAGACCGGCATCAAGGATTTGTTCTGGCTCCTGCACGCGACCATCCGCAAGAGCGGCCAGCAACCGGAGACGGTGCGCCTGCGCAATGAGTGGGTCACGGTCGACCCGCGCCACTGGAAACATCGCAGCGACATGACGGTCGACGTCGGCCTCGGCACGGGCGGCAAGGCCCAGCAATTGGCCGAGATCATGTTGTTCGCCAACCTGCAGGAGAAGGTCGCCGGCGCCGGCTTGAAGAACATTGTCACGGTCGACAACATCTACAACACGCTCAAGCAGGTGACGAAGATCCTCGAGCTGAAAAATTACGACGCCTATGTCACCGACCCGCAGGGCCAGGAGCCGCCGCCGCCGCCCGATCCGGTGATGCAGCAGATGCAGCTGCAGGCGCAGCTCAATCGCGAGACCGCGCAGCACAAGGCCAACATCGATCAGGCGAGCGCGACCAACAAGGCCGAGATCGAGAAGATCCAGGCGCACGCCGACATCGCCACCAACAATCGCAAGATCGAGGCCGAGATTGCGCAGAACGAGCGCGAGTACAATTTTAAGCGCGAGCTGGCCCTGCTGCAGCATCAACTGAAAGAACGCGAGATGCTGATCAAGGCCGGCATCGAGGAGCAGAAGGCGCAGGCGCAAACGGCGCAGGCCGCAGCGCAGACCGCCAGCAGCGATCACATGGGCCGCACCAACGAGGCGCTGTCGGCGCTGGCGCAACAGATTGCCGACGTCGCCGCCGAGGTGCAGGCGGCGCCCGAGTTCATCACCGATCCGCAGACCGGCCGGCTGGCCGGCATGCGCAAGGGTTCACGCACCATCATGCTCCCGCCACGTAAGCCAAAGTAAGGGGAATTCACATGGCAGCGTTCAACAAGTTCAACCAGTTCGTGGAGGACGTGGCCGAGAAGGTGCACAACCTCGGCTCCGACTCGCTCAAGATCCTGCTCACCAACACCGCCCCGGTGGCGACCAACTCGATCAAGACCGACATCACCGAGATCACGGCCGGCAACGGCTACACGGCCGGCGGCGGCGCCGTCACCATCACGGCCTCGGTGCAGACCTCGGGCACCTACAAGCTCACCGGCAACGATGTGTCGTTTACCGCCTCGGGCGGCTCGATCGGGCCGTTCAGATATGCAGTGCTGTGGAACGACACGCCCACCTCGCCAGTCGATCCGCTCATCGGCTGGTGGGACTACGGCTCCAACCTGACGCTGACCGATGCCAACACGTTCACGGTCGACCTCGACCAGACCAACGGCATCCTGACGCTCGCGTAAGCCATGGCTGGACCCTGGTACTATCGCCACCTCGCGAGCGGCACGGCTGACGGTCTGAGCTGGACCAACGCACGCACGTCGCTCACCACCATGACCTCGGTCGTGGCCGGCGACACGATCTACGTCGCCGACGATCACGCGGAGACGGCGGATTCCGCGAAGACAATCACGTTCCCTGGCACCACC